ACTTGCTTTTTTCTCATTTAAACGTACTTCATAGATATAATTTGATATTCCTGTTATGACAGCAGTTCCCTCTAATCTTTGATTTCCATTGTCATAATATTCTATATAAAAATCCACCATGTTTGGTTGTCCTGCATTGATGTTTGGTTGTCCAGTTTCAGGATTAATTTTAGGAATAACACCATCTATTCTTTTATTATCAACAACTTGACCTTCTGGAAGAATTAATCTATCTTTACTATCTTTAATTTCTTTTGTTTCATAGAAACGTGTTTCATTTAATTCATCCCCATATTTGTTAAGTGCATAATCATATATGTCTCGACTTGATAAAGGCCATTCATCCCTAACATTTACTATATTAGAAGTTAATAAAACTACCCAATCCAGTTCATCGCTGCCATAGTAATCTTCTGCTACGTTTTCAGGACGATATCCATCAGGTATTTCATATTTGTCAAAAAGAGTAAAAATATTCTGTAGATCATCTCTTAGTTTTGTTCTACGGAATAAATTTTTTGCTTCGACATAATCCAAAGAAGAATTTTTGGATGGTAAGAATGATTGATATAATAAATTTGGAAGTTCTCTAAAATATCCCATGTTTAGTACCCTACAGTGTCGTCTAAGTCATAACCTCTTTCATCAAAGTAATCAGTATCATAAATTGGTTCAAGTTCTTTAAAGGTTAAATCCATAATCATAGAAATTGGTTCTCTGTTTTCATAAGTTGCATAAACACCTTCACCTGTATAATTGACTGATATATCAGTTAAGAAGCATTGTTTAAATTTATGTAAGAATGGATGATTTCTATATCCAGTTTTATATCTCAATTCAAATACGTTAGGTGTATTTAGAAACAGACTTGCACCTTCACCCGAAGTTACTTTAGGTGCCATATTCATTTTAAATGTTCTTATAATTAACTTACATTGCTCTGCTTCACCTTGACTTCTAGGTGTCATTTTAAAAGAAAACCTGAAGTTTCTTAATGTAGGACCATTAAACAATAATTCCATATTAGGGTTTAATATTTGTCCTTGTTCTCTTGCTAGTAATTGATTAACTGATACGTTACCACCAAATACACTAACTGCACTTGCTGCTAATTTTTTAGTAATTATTGATTTTGCTTTATCTATATCAACACCAGAACTTCCTAGTGCATTTTTTACTGCATCTCCACCAGCATTGAGTGCACCTTGCATATCACCTTTACCTATTGCATCACCCATATTGTTCATTATATCTGCTGCTCCACCAACAGCAGCACCAACAAGACTGTTTAATTTATCTTCACCATAAGAAGCAGAGTTACCATCTTGAATTTGGGATGGTATTTGTAATAATACTGTCCCTTTATTAACTAGGGATTGAGTTGTTAATCCACCAGGAACCCTCGATCTTTTAGATAGTTGTCTTTTACCAGCAGAACCTACTATACCACCAAATTGACTTACATCTTTTACTGTCTGATATTTGGTAATATCAATTTGTAGATAGTCTGTAGAATCCGTCATTGCTTCTAACGGATATCTTAATAATCCACCTCTTGCCTTTATATGAGATTGTTTATGTGCAGTTGTTGAACCAGTATTATTTTTACCATATCCAGGTGATGTTATATTACCTGATTTCTGTTGTTCTTCTGCTGCTTTCCGTTCATTAACTGCTTTGACTCCACCAGTATTTCCTTGCCCCCCTCTGCTTTTAGGTGCTCTATATCCACTATTTGGATTGACAGTATATTTTTTATTTCTTGCTGTTACGTTACTTTGATTTTTTCTACCTTGAATAACGTTATTCTTTTTAAGTTCTGGATTAGCTTTTATTCTTGCAGCAGATCTTTCCTGTTGTGCTTTTTTATCTTTGTTTCTT